AACCGCTCTAGGCGGCGGTTTCTTTGCAAGCTATGGTATTAGCGGCGAAGGGTTGGAAGCTGCTGCTGGGGCTGTAGCAACCCTTGCCGGTGTAGCTTGGTCAGTTTACGACAAACGCCAGAATACCAATAAATCCGAATAGCATTATTGCAATCATAGCCACTAAACCTTTGGCTATGATTCGTAAGTCTTCGCGCCACATTGTGCTGTAGTCATCCTCGTATCTGGGATAACTTAGTTTAACGGGTGCAACTTTAGATGGGCAGTCACGCCCTTGGTTGCATTTGTTGTCGCAGCATTCATTCATTTTGATCTCCTTCTAATAATGTTAGGAATAACGGGTGGTGTGTCGGGTATTTCCTCAACGCTTGTAAAGTTCCACAAGCATTTAGGACACCGCTTATATCGGTAGGTTTTATTGTCGCTTTGCATGGTCTGCTTAGTCAATAAGGTTGGGTGATCGCAGTTAGGACACTTCATGTTTTTTCCTTTTCTTCCAACACATTGCGCATAACCATTTTAAAGGTGCCATGTTAATACCGCCTTCTGGTATTCTTTTTGTCTCGCACTTGTAACAGTGTCTCCAAAGTAAATTAGATTTATCAGTCATTGAAAAATGCTTTCATCGTAACGGGTGCAATATTACGCAGAATACTCAATATTTCCACAGCAATATCTCGATGTTCTTTTTGTGTTGATTGATCTAATCGACTTTGCAGGTAATGTATCCAGCTACGCAATGTACCATTCATGTAAAGCCTTGATGTGGTTAAACCTTCAGGTAATAGCGCCCTAGCCTGCTCCTTGGCTACACCACGTCTCAAGGCTTCGGTGTACAGGTATTTACCCATGTCAGATAATTGACCTTGTGCGTGTACCCACCACTCATTCAAACCTTGGTCATTAGATTTAACGCTGTTTTGCCGGTTCTTTTCATCTTGCAATCGGCACTCTCGCAGAGTCGCTACTGGTAAAGAATCAGTGCTTGCGTATCGTTGGCTAAACTCTTGAAATGAGAATGAACGATGGCGCAAGATTTGCCTACCAATGTCGCGTGTAGTGGTAATCTCAACACAAGCGTTAACCATTTCAAAGGGTGATACGTGACCTTCACGCATCATGTACTTCAACAAGCCTTCAATGTTGGGGTTCTTTTGATTGTCGGGATTGGATACTCGTGCAATCTCTGCAATCATCTTGTCTGCGTTGGGTGTAGCCCATATCAATTTAACGTTCATATGTTTACTTTCGCTAACTGAATAACTCTATCTTTGTAAGTGTTGTATCGCCATGATGTTGCTTCGGCATCAATACGTTGCCATATGACTTGCTTTTCAATATCACTCATTGAGTTCCATTGAGCAACCTCAATGTACGTTCTGCCACACCCTTTACAAACTTCATCGTATAGAGTAGTGCAAACTGCAATACATGGACTATCGTTTAAACTGGTCATGTGTTTTTTGCTTTTAATGTGGCTTCAATAACCTTTGCGTAATCCAAATCAATGTTCGGATTACCGCCCAAACGACACTTCAACCCAAGCTCTTTTCCAATAGTTAAGATTTCATCTTGGGTAAGCCCAACCCATTCGCGCACCAATGGCGCAGCATAGACTGGCACCGGATTGTTTCCCTTTGCATCAGAATATATCCAAGCCACTGGCTTTTGATTTTGTTCTAAAGTTGTCATGTCTACCCCTTTGTAGCATCGTTCAAATAAGCGTTAAGGCGCGTGATCTTGGTTTGGTAGTATTCAGACATAGCATGAGCGTATTCACGGCTGCTATGGGCGTTTAACAGCTCTCTTTTACATTCTTCAAGTTCACGCAAGGCAATAGACTCTGTACTTGGTGGCTGGAATACGCCACGCATCCAGCTAAGGGTGTTACTAAACATTACAATTACTCCTAAGTTAATGTAACACCATTGTATCACGCTTGTTTAACGAATATGCCTTCTTTTGTCAAATAACCTTTACGATTTTTAATCTCATCATAGGCTCCAGCTAGGCACTGTGTAAGGTCTAGGTCTAGTACTGAGCAAACCATAATCAGCGTTACCACGATGTCTCCTATGGCATCCTTGGTTGCTTCTCTATCACCCTTGTTCAAGGCATCAAACAACTCTGTAACTTCCTCCAGTGTCTTGATAGCCTGTGAATGTGCTGTAGCGTTTTGCACAATACCTCGTGCTTCACCCCACTGAACCACTTTCATCTCGTATTCTGCGTAACTCATTTTGTTTCCTTTTTAAATGTCGGCAATGGGTGCCAGTGTGTGTAATGCTTCTCATTTGCCATACAAATTGTTACGTGCGCAACACCGTACACCTTGCTAACAAGTAGTAACTTAACTCCGCGTGGTGTGTTCTTATCAATAGGTATCCAATGAGTATCCAAAGTAACAACAGCGGCACCATCGCTGGTAATTTTATAAGTCATTTCATGCTCCTTTTGACTGACGGTATTGTTTAACTGCTGTTCGCAGTCCTGATTGTGTTGTAGCCTTTTCATCCAAGGCTAATGACTGTGCCTGGTCTAATGTGTTCTGCATCAAAATCCTATGGCACATTACTGGTGCACCTTGACCTTGGCGGCGTACTCGTGCATTAAACTGTTCATACAGATCAAGACTCCAATTCAACCCATACCAGACAAGGATGTGTCCATTCTTTTGCAGTCCATCAATACCATGCCCCATGCTGGCAGGATGACCAATCATTAACTGGCAGTCGTTAGTTTTCCATCGGTGCATGGCATCAACTAAGGCTGCTTCACTTTTGCACTCAGTTAAGTTAATGGGACGAATAGCTTTGAACCGTTCCATGATTCGCTGTGCATCGCTTCGGTATGCGTAACTGCACAACACTGGCGAACCCTGCGCTTCGTCTAGTATTTCCTCCAATGCTTCCAGCTTCAGGTCATGCACTGCTTCCCATAGTGGCATACCTGCTACCGGATACATGGCACCGTTGCTGAATTGCAAGCACTTGTTAGTCAGTGCAGCAGCATTGAACGCTTCAACCTCTTTGCCACTGTCCAGCACCATGAAGAACTCTTTTTCCAATCGGTCATACTTGGTGCGTAACTCATCGGGCATCTCAATCTCGATGTTGTTAACGATCAAATCTGGTAACGGGTTGTAGTCCTCTGCACTCATCTCTAGCGTTATGTCACCAATCAGTTTCTTGATAGTGTCCTCTGTATCGTCATAAGGTACCTCTTTGTATGGTCCCACTTTGCGGTAGAACCTGGTGCGGAATGAGGTCTTGCTGGTACCTAAACGTTCGCCACGGTCTACCACCAAGAACTGACCATGTAGGTCTTTGTAACCATTGCTGGCAGGTGTACCTGTCAGTCCTGTAGTCCAGTCGAAGTAACTAGCAATCTTCTTGTACGACTTCACCCGTTCGGTTGCACTGTTCTTCATCTTGCTGATTTCATCCCACACAATGCCGTTAAAAGGCATAGGTTTAGACTTCTTAATGAAGTACGTTTGCAGCGTTTCAGCAAGCCAACCAAGGTTCTCATAGTTGATCATGTAAATGTCAGCAGGACGCAGTAAGGCGCGTGTTCGCTGGTCTTTGGTACCTGCAACCATGCTAAACTTTAAGTGCTTCGTATGCTCCCATTTGGTAGCTTCTTGTCGCCATACCAGACGGATAACCCGTATAGGTGCAACGATGATTACGCCACGTAGAAACTGAGTTTTAATCAAGTGCGCAATAGACGTAAGAGTTGTTGCGGTTTTACCTAACCCAAGGTCCATCCAAATCATTGTGCAAGGATTAGTACATTGAAAATTTACAGCTTTTTTTTGATAACTATGCAGCATTTCTGCTGTTAATAACGACATTACATTACCTCATTTAAATAAGCAAATTCACCATAAACTCAATCATAGTCTTACCTTCTTCTACGTTGTCAATCACAAACACGTTTACTTTGTGTTGCCGTAGTCGGTGGTGTTCGCGCTCTTGTGCTTCGGTAGGCTTTGCACCTTCACGCTTGAACTCTACAAACCATATGCGTCCATCAGGTCGAATAAACATACGGTCAGGTACAGCAGCTCGTGCAGGACTGGTGAACTTGTACACCAATACATTCTTGGTCTTTGCGTACTCACATACCTTGGCTTCAATCTGTTTTTCTAGCATTTCTGTTCTCCATCTCTATTAGTAATTCAATGTAGTGCTTGGCTTTTTCCAAATCTGATATGCCGTTCTTTGCTCTCCAACGGCTCACGTATTTGATTACGTTACCCTCAAAGTACCCTATGCCGTTAGCATGGATGTACTCTACGGGTTGTATAGGCAGGTCTTTGTAATGGGTTCCCGCAACCTGCTTGGTCAAGCTAGACTCAGACATATTTTCTCCACTTCATTGATGTAGTATTCGTAGTCAATCGGTAACGTGGCATCGGCAATGTTGTTACATACCTGTACGTTCCATCCACTCTCCACGGCTATCTTGCGCAACACTGTAGGCTTCTTGGCTAGTGGTGGCATCCACTTGTTCAATGGCTTACCGCCTTTGGCTATGTAGTATCTGGTGGTGTTTTGTACCTGACTCTCACCCCATACCAAGTGACTACTGCGTGGTACTTTGGTGCGTAACATAAAGTCCATCTTGTCTTGCCACTGTTCTATGGTTTGACGAATAGGTGCACCATCCACCAACACCTTCTCTGCTACCTTTGGTACCACTAATGCACCTGCGTTCTGGTGCCATTCGGTTTTCCACTCGTAGGCACCTTTACGTTTAGTGCTACCGTCCTCATAGACTGCAATGTAGTTGTTCACATCACGAATCATCATGGACTTGTAAACCGCTTCCTCTAGGTTCAACCCTGTGCGTTCTTGCCATGCTGCTCTTGCCAAGTCCACCAATACCTTGTAACTACGTGGTACCTTAACAGTTAGACCATCTGTGTTCACTTGGATTAACTGCAAGCCTGGTATCGCCATTAAACCCTCAGCCAGCAGGCACAGCAGCAACTGACCATTAAGCGTAATGCTCATGGTAAACAATGGGTCATAGAACACGCTGAACTGGTTGTTGCTATCGCCATACACACCATTCAATGCCAGTTTTAACATGGCGCTTTCGGCTGACTTTTTGGAGTATCCTTTGCGTTGTTCAAATAAATGCTTGTAGATTGCGACAAACTCTTTACCGAGATGGGCTGGATAAAACCCATTGGTGATTGCAAGGTTTGGGTAGTAGCTGGTAACGTCCAAATCAATGATGACATTTTCGTCATCGGATTCGACCACAACTGATTCCATTGAGCCATGAATACCTCCAAGACCAAACACAAAAGTAAAACCATTAATAACAGCAGTCAAGTCTTCAAACACACCTTTAGTTTCTGTAATCGACTGACCTTTAAGCCAGTTCAGCACACGATTGAACTCAGGTTGATCAAACTTTATCCACGGCAGGATAGCGTCCTTCAGATGTATTACTGGTCGCTTGGTCTGTCTTGGTGTACGTCCTTTACTGGAAAAGTCGTAACAGGCAACCCCTGATTCCTCCAGCTTCATAATAAAGAATTCTTTACCAATCTTGGTATCGTTAAAATTAAGCCAGTCTTTACCTGGATACAACGTGCACAAATTTTCCCGAAAATTTAACATATCAAGTGTGACGTGCATAAATTTCTTCGTTTGTTTAACATCATGCTGGTTATATCGCTTCAGCACTTCGCATTGCTCACGAGTTAACGTAGTGCCTACCTTGTATGGCAAGTCCTCGATGGTGTCAGAGCGCATATTGAACTCTAACGACTTCAGACTGGTAGAACGCGCCTTGTTGTCAAAGTGGTGTATCTTGAACAGGTCAATCTGCACTACCATGCGGTCACTTGGATTGACCATGTGCGCCCACTTGTCGCTGTCCTGCGCGTCTATGATGGCTTGCGCCTTTTGGTACAGGGTGTATGCGTCAGACTTACCCATGCGCATTAGTGTGTGCAGTACAGGGTAATCAAATCCGGTGTTATTGAACCCGACCATGCGTGCATCGGTGTCTTTCAGGTACTGTAAAAACGATACAATTTCCCGTGAGTCGTTACGCCAGTCACTAATCTCAAACAACCATGATAAGGGTGATTCTGCGTGTTCTACTGCCAGTGTGAATACGTTTGGGAACGTTTCAATGTCATAGATGTAGTCATTACTCATTACAGATTACCAGTTAGGTGGGGGTACTCGCTGCACTGGTTGGACTCGAACCAACGACTCGCCCTCGAAAGGCAGCTTTTCCAACTAAGCTACAGAATTCGCTTTTCCCCCGATTACATTAACCAAAGAACGATGGCAGACCAGCAGGTGCGCCGAATGGTGCAGCGGGCATAGCAGGTGCTACAGGTGCAAAGCCTGGTGCAGCAGTTACGGCACCAAACAATGCAGATGCATCAGCACTACCTTCACCAAACGCTGTATCGTCAGCGGCAAACTGAACAGCTATCAGGTCACAACGAATACCGCGACCATGCTTGTTATCCTGCACCCAAGGCTTGATGGCAGCGTTTACACGGCAACCACCGTACATCTTACGTGCTAGTGCTTGGTATGCCATTGTGTTAGCAGGGTCAACGGCTTGACCGTTGTCTTGAATCATCTGTGGTGCGCTATCACGACCACCAGTGATAAACATATTGCCAGCGTAACCGTCATACGTTTGAAAGTTCTTACGGTTAACCTTTTCTTCACCTTTGCCGAAGCAACGGGTTTTACGGTCAGCAAGAATCATAGCCATTACGGGCTGCGCGTGCTCTTTCCACTTCTCCAGTGCCAGTGCACCATAACGTGCCATGAACTGCTGAAAACCAGCGTGCTCTTGGGGCATGATGAACTCGCAGTTGTAAGAGATGCGGGTTTGACCTGTTTGTTCGTTAACCTGCTTTTGTGGTTCAGCAAGGTGTGGGAAAGACAAACGTACATTAGACAAAAAGATAATATCGGACATTACAATTACTCCAGTTTAAGAAAGCCAAGATGGCAGGGATTCGGCAGCGGGTGCTGCTGTAACTACACCAAACAAAGGTGCAGCATTCGTTACGATAGCTGGGCGGCTATCAGATTCGGATACGACTGTAGGTTTACCAGCGAGTTTGGACACATACTCTTGGTCTAGTCGTTTAAGTTGTAGGTCAGACAATGTGACCTTGGAACCATCACGTTTTTCCCATGTTAGCTTTTCAGCTTTAGCAGGAGACACGAGTTTGGTTTCATAGATGGCACTTTTAGGTATGCCCATTTTGATTAGCTTCTCAGCTATTTCATCTTCAGACAAGTTCCATGCACGACTACCGCGACCATTGACCAGTTTCAAACCTAATATTGATTTACCAGATTGGAGTCTGCGTAGTGCTTCCTTCTCCACGCCTTCGAGTAACTGGCGCATGAGTGGTGCTGCTTCCATGATCTGTACGATCTGGGCATCATCCATGGTAGTCGGGTCTTTGTCTGCGCTTTGTTGCGCTACGTCAAGCGTTTGATTTACGATTGGTTGAAACATGATTCCTACCTCTTTCATTACATTACTTGCCAGTGCAGAGCATGAACCCTTAGCACGACAATATTTACATTGACTCTCACCAGGCACTAGCAATGCATCGGGTGAGTCGGTGTTTCTTGCTTCGCTTGTTAGCGTTGCAATACGTCCAAGCAGATATGATACAGGAACAACCCAACTAGTTATCGGCAACATATTGCGCAATGCCATCTTGGGCTGAATTATGGTCATAGCCACCATCTTGAATGGATACTGATTGTCAGCGTTCCATCCTAACTTGTACTCAGCCAGTTTACCAATGGCGTACTGTTCGAGTTGCAAGTTGTTCTCAGCGTCTACAGGTGCCATGCCGTCCTTGTAGTCGATAATCTCCAGCGTATCATTACTAATGATCTGCACGTCCACGGTACCACCTAAGTCTGTACGACCAGTAAACCATTCAGGGTCAACCCGTGTTTCAGCAAACACTTTGGCATTAGGTGATTCGCTTACACGTTGTTTAATGTAGTTCATTGCAACAACTACACGAGCAGCACGATCACGGTCAACTACAAAAGTACCATCATCGTCTTCAAACGTCTCACCGATTTCGTCCATCGGATCAGATAGTCCATGTTTGATGCAGTGCTCTAACAGCGTGTGGGTATGCGTACCATCAACAGCAGCACCACCGCTACGCTCATCGGGGTACTTCGCTTCTTCACGCACGCTGCCAGGGCATAACGCCCATCGGCTGCGCTTGGAAGGTGACAACTTAGCGTGCGTGCTCATTACGATACCTTGAGTGCTTCGATACCTGCAAACAGTGCGCCGTAGTGCTCAGGCTTCACATCGTTAATGTTTTGGTATCCGAGACCAGTTAACACGGTTTGAATCAATGCGCCCTTAGCTGCGCCCATCGCCTTGTATGCACTCATTACATAGTCAATCAATCCCTTACCATCGGTGAATGGTGCAGCGGATACGGGTGCTGGCGCTGCTACAGGTGCAAATACTGGCGGTGCAGGCATACTAGAAGGGGACACCATAACAGGAGCGGGTGCGGCAACTACCACTGGAGCCGCTACGGGAGCAACAGGGGTAGGTACAACCAAAGGGATTGGTTGCGCAACAGGTGCAGGTGCAGTTACATTACCAGACTTGATAACATTGGTCAGTTCGATTACGGCAGCGGTTAAAGCGGCGATTTGGTTTTCAATTGACATAAAGACTTTCAAGATTACGGTTTACAGGAGGGGTGATTTTGATACGATCATCTATGAACGCATCTACGATTTCGCGCAAGACTTCAGATGGTTGACCATACTGTTTAGCCTTGTCGCAAAACTTGGTACGAGTCTGGTCAGTCACACGGACTGTCAGAAACGATGTTTTGGATTTAGGAGTCATTTGTAAATTTCCTTGCTTGTTGGTTGCTATTGTGCCACAAGTGAATTACAATTGTCAAACAATATTTGAATTTATTTTGTACGAAAAAAAACCACGGGGTTAGCGTGGTTTTTAAGAGATGACAGTCAACAGAGCAAGTTAACAAGGTAATTATATGGCAGTTTTACAAACAGTTCAATCCCACCCCGCGTCCGTTGACGCATACATCCGTCATGGTTGGAGTCTAGTCCCTATCCCAATGGGTACTAAAGGACCACGTACACCTAACTGGAACCTTAAGGAGAACGCCCTGAAGTCGCAAGCAGACTTACCAGCAGGTTATGGTATCGGTCTAGCCCATGCATATAGCGGTACCATGGCATTGGACATTGACAATTGGTTGATGGCTACCACTGCATTAGCAGACCATGGGGTAGACCTACAAGCACTTTATGATGCACCCGATGCAGTAGGTATCAACTCAGGCAAACAAGGCCATAGCAAGCTGCTGTATGCGATGCCCTTCGGTGCAGTACTACCTACAAAGAAGATCATGCACAACAATGTCACGGTGTATGAGTTACGCTGTGCCACTGCTAACGGGTTGACGGTGCAGGATGTACTGCCACCATCTATACACCCTGAAACTCAGCAATCTTATACATGGGTTGGTAACGGACACTGGACACGCTTACCGGTCATACCCCAAGCCTTGTTAGATGTATGGCAGGGTTTGTTATCCCAAGACAAAGAGCGCACCATCGAGACTACGGGCACGATTGACACATCATGGGATGAGATACGCCAAGCTGTAGAGTCTATCCCTGCTGACTGTGCGTATGACGAGTGGGTTAACGTTGGCATGGCGCTACACTGGGCGGGCATACAGACAGACCAAGCAGACCAGGGTTTGATACTCTGGCGCGATTGGAGTGCAACGGCTCAGACCAAGTATGCGGGCGACCATGCAATTATGGTTAAGTGGAGCAGTTTCAGCACCACCAAGTCAACCGCTATCACCCTTGGAACGTTATTCCACCTTGCCCGTCAGCATGGTTGGACTCGACCCATGCCCGATGCGTCCGAGTTGTTCAGTAAAGTAGAAAATCAGTCCAAAATATCACCCCTTGACGTGCTTGACGGTATGCGCCCCAAACGTCCCGACATGGAGATGTCTATCTGGCCTAGTGTGTTATCGACTCGTGCCAATGAAATATCGGAAAGTGTGGGCTGTGACCCTTTGGTGCCTTTGTACGCTGGTTTAGCTGCTGTATGCGGCGTGATTGATGCCCGTATGCGTTTGGAACTCATGCCAGGGTTCCAAGTACCGCCCGTCCTATGGCTTATGACTGTAGGCGATCCAGCGGATAAGAAGTCTCCCGGTAGTCGCCCCATGCTCTCACCATTGCGTGACATTGAAGCAGAAGACCGCCCCAGATTCGGTAAAGAACTTCTTGACTGGGAAGGTAAAGAGGCCGCATATGCTGGCGCTAAAAAGTCATTTCTTGAATGGTCAGCATCATCCGAAGCACTCCTGAGCGCAGATCAAGCGCCCCATGTGCCTGATATGCCACCTCAGCCCGTACCGCTGAAGATAACCGTATCAGACATTACCAGCCAGAAGTTAGTGCGTAGTGCAGCCGACCGTCCAAGGGGTTTATTGTGCCACCTTGACGAGATGAACTCATGGGTGCGTAAACTCACCGACAAGACCAGCGGCGAAGATCGTTCGGCATGGGTTGTTAGCTATGAGTCCGAACACTACGAGATGGACCGCGTAGGTGCAGGTTCTATCCATGCTGAAAACCTCGCAGTGTCCATTTATGGCAATATTCAACCTACCGTATTGAAAGCAGCAGCATCCTCCCTCTCTGCCGATGGTCTATTACAGCGTTTTATACCTGCATTACTCCGACCACGTAAAACCAAACTAGGTCAACCAGTTCCCGAATACTTGACCAGTTCAACCGTGTGGGAAAACACCCTGCGCATGGTGTATGCGTTACCACCACAAACCTACAAACTAAGCCCTGAGGCGTTTGAGGCGTATCGTGATTTCCAGGCATGGTATGAGGATGCCAAACAAGACGAGCGCCTATTGGCTAGTGGTGTAGAGTACATGACTGCGTTCGGGAAATTAGAAGGTTTAACTGGCCGCATGTGCCTGATTTGGCATACCATAGAAGCCCCATTCAGCCCTACGGTATCGGTCGATCTCATGCACCGCGTTATTGACCTGATACGCGGGTATATCATTCCCGCCTATCGTTATATGTACGGTGAAATTGCCAGCAAGAACACATTTGATGAGTGGGTTATCGAATACATCATTCAGAATAGTGCGGATACAACAACCGTTGATCTGCGAAGTCTTAAACGCTCCGCCAGGCGCGTTTACGATAAGACGCCCAACTTATCCGAACATCAAAAAAACCAGCTTGTACTGGATGCAATGGACGTGCTAGAGGTGTCAAAGTGGGTCATTAAGGTAGATGACCAATTACAAAAAGGACAGGTAATCTGGGCTATCAATCCCAACTTGCCAGCATTGTTTAAAGACTATCGATTAGAAGTGATCAAGGCTAAGCAACGCCATGCAGACTACATTTATCGACTGGCCTATGATAAAGGTTATGAGCGTAAACTAGTCAAGGGTTACACCCCCGACATGGATTCACTTTAGATCATGCGGGTCTAGCTGCATCATGTTCTGCATATAGACTTGAAATGATGCCCGTGTATCTTTTTCCATCGGCATTGCGTAGAGTCGTTCCATTAGCTCCAATAGTGCACTATTCCAGCCGGATAAAAAAATGCGCTTGGCCGTATCGTTTTCGGATAAGTCCATCGCGCCGTATAAGTCTTTGAAGTGTTCAACTGCGTTCATTTTAAGCCCTTCTAAGCGGTTTAATCCATTAGCGCATAGTAGCGCATGGATAGGCCAAAAAAAAAGCCCCTAACGGGGCTATAGTGGGTTTAATGATTGTCAATTGTCATTGTGCCAATGCTCTACCAGTCCGACAACCAACGCAACGACTACCATCACGACCAATGGGATCATAAGGTTCGCTCCTTGGCGTATTTGATGGCGCGGATTAAATCCATATAGGGCTCGTGTGGATAGTTACGCGGTACGCTTTCAAGCGCCCTGATAAGCACCTCCGCTGCGTGTATCACGCTGGACAGTTCATCTTCCAGCGTTTCAATTCGTTTCGTTTCATGCTTAGTTATCATGTTTGCACCATTTTAAAATATTCGGTATATGTAAACTCAGCATCTTCCAATGTGTCGCAGATCATTTTAAAAAGTGTGCCTGAACCATTGGAAAACGTTACAAGATACATCCCATTCACTTGCAATTGTTCCATGCGTACCATTGCATCGTTTTCGGGGTTATAGTCGTATTTCAGCATGGCTTATCCCATGGTATAGGTTAGGTAAATGGTACCCGCAACGCGGTTTATATGCGTGATAAGGTGGTCGAGACTGTACGATTGAAACACCAAGCCGCCCCCATATTGCTTATTGTTGTATTTGCGCCCCCCGATAGAGTTTGCAAGCTTAACGGCTGCATCATAGGTCGGTGCCATTGTTAGGTAGTGGCATACATAACGAGGGTTGCCGTTAACGTCACTATTGACGCGGGTGAATTGAATTGACGTGATCATGGTAGTTTGTCCTTTACTGTTACGGGTTACGTGATGCGAGACTGCATCCACTAGGCCACGGGTTAGCATGGCCTACTAGGGCAGTCTTTTAATTTAATATAAATTCATTGCCATATTTTTTTTGATGTAAAAAAACATAATCATCAAAAAAATCTTGATCCGTTTCATAATAATATTTCTCATGTAAATTATTTACAATTTCTTCATCCATTATCATTCTTGCTGATGCAAGGTTGATATGTTTATTATCATGCACTACAGTTTTTGTCATTTTAATAACTCCTGAAATTTAACGTTAATTTTCACCCCGATAGTCTCGCATGCCTTTAGTGTATGCATCTATCAACTCCGACAATTGACGCGCTGGGACATGGCCCATGTTGAAAATGTCTGACTCTCCCGTGGAGAGGTGCATCTTGTGCAGTGCGAAGCCGCCATATGCACAATCAATAAGGTAAACGCCTTCAACCCCTCTAACAATTCCATCTTCATTTTCATAGTAGACTTCATTGCCTAAGCCCAGCATGCGGTTCAGGTTGCTTACCTGGGCGGATAAAAATGCTTTAGTTATGCGTGGTGGCATGATAATTTTCCTTTACTGTTACGGTTTACGGGTTAATGCGAGAGTGCATCCAATAGGCCACTATGCATAGTGGCCTATTAGCTAAGCTCTTACCATTTGGGACTACTTATAACGTCCTTGTCATAGTCGTGCCGTAGTGGCATGACGTATGCATATATCGTGCTAGCCAGGTCTGCATAACCCACGCTGTTTCCATTTTGCTGGATCAAGTATGCGAACTTAGTTGGTCTTATCAACTGCCCGGCTTTATCTACCATTGCATGATAATCCGGATGATAGTAAGATTTTTCGCCGGTTTGTTGTGGCGCAACAACCCTACGCCAATCTGGAAATTTGCCATCCAATAGTGGCACTGTAATCCGGCCATTGGAGCTGATCAAGGTGCATTGTGTAGCATCTACCTGAACAACGTCAACCCCGCCCTTCGCACCCTTTACAACATTGTCCAAGTGTTCCCTTGGTACGGTGAAACTGCTAGGTTCTACTGGATCACGGTCTAAGCGTGCCACGGCCAAGCAATGGCCATTAGTGGCTACTGCTACTGTGCCAGTAGCCGATTGTTCAAAGTGGATGCCGTTAAGGTAAAACCTAACGTCCTTTTTACCGGCAAATAGCAGGAGTGCTTTGAGTGTGGTTACATTGATAATCATAATTTACCTTTACAGTGTTACGGGTTACGATGCTAAGACAGCATCCACAAAGCCACACAATGGCCTTGTAGGGTTGTCTCTTATCTATACCATGCATCGTCCCAGCCACGGTTATATTCTCTATTTTTAGCGTGCTTAGGGTTGTATCCGGCACCGCTAGAACAATCTTCATAACCTAGTAGGTAGTAGTTTATTGGGTTGTCGTAGTATTCGTTCATAAATTATCCTTTACATGGTGGCAAAGTACAAGGCCATAGGTAGGCCTACAATTGCTGCAATTACAGTCGCTTCGAGTAGTTGCTGAATCATTTTGCGCGACCCTCGTCAATCTCAACCTCTGTCGCAAACTCTACCGCTGCATCAGCGGCAGTAGTAGATACCATCAAATGATGGCCGTGAAACACCCAAGGGGGCATGACATCCCCTTGCTCTAAAAGAAACCGGTAGTAGCCAACGGGTTGTCCGTCATTCAAAGTACGCAGTACATACACAACAGCGAAATCAGTCATAATTTACCTTTACAGTTACGATGTTAAAACTACATCCACTAATAGCCTACAGGTTAGGCCATTAGTAGGGTTGTCTTATAAAATAGTAGATATTATCCACAACGACGGTAACACCATCAGCACTAGCACTTCTACTAGCACTTCCAAAAATCCTTTGATTGCTTCCATTTTGTTACTCCTTGTTAAGATGTCTCTATTGTAGCACAGTTGTGGCACACTGTTACACAATCCCAAGCTTAAATGCAAATATTGCTGCATCTTTTTCGGCCACACTTGCAAAGTAGCCCAGATGCATAACCTTTCTACCATCACGCACAATCGCCCGATGCTTGGCAGGCTTTGGAATGCGCTTAACCCACTCCCCAGTCGTTAGGTAGTACTTCAGAATTGACGAGGACACTGTACGCCCTTCATAAAATACGCGACCACTGCATAAATTTACGTATTCGCGCCATGTTTCATCGAATGGCCTGAGGATGCGCCATTTTTCAACAAACATTAATTGACCGTCTCGCACTTCATAACCTGCAGTCATTTTTTGCCATTTGGGTATTTCAGGCTTTGGTTGTCTCACGCCGGGGGTCTTACATTTACCATTTGTTAAATTTATCAACCACTCCAATTTTTCAATCGGCATCCTTTCAATTTGAGACATATCAATGTCCGGGTAAGAGTCATAAACAGCATCTTCTAACGCTTGTCGATTTTGCATGGTTTTCTTTCAGTTGTTAAGAGTAGCCATGTTACCACACAACTACAAATTGTGTCAATTGTGACTGTGTAGAGGGGTATTTGATTTTGGGAAAACGGAATAAAAAGACGTTTATAAAAATGGTAGTTTCAAAGGGTCGCGCGCGCGAAAGGAGCAAATGGCGCAATCTGTATTTAAGCGGTTACATAGTAAGAATTCTAGCATAGCAATGCGGCTACATGGTTACATTTAGCACGTTAATGCGGCAATGCGGCTACATGGTTACTAGATCAAATGGCACTTGTAACCATGCCAGACATCAAAATAAAAACCCAGTTTTTCTATTCATCGACAAAATTCCGATATTTTCGGCTCTGATTTGATGCGGTAGTCGGTGACGCTGGGTGGTGACGGTTGCCGTGACCCCCCTCCCCCAGGGTCCGAGCGCCAGCAGGTCTAGCGTAGGCAGGCATCACAAAAACTATGAAAATTTTTCTAGAAAGGTAACGTGTAACAATTGACACACAAAAACTGTGAAAATTTTTTAAAAAAGATACCGTATAACAAACGTGCAACATGACCATAGGTATTTGAAAAACATTGGTAATGTGATACGATGGAATCACTATGGAACAAACAAACATTCATTCTGTAGGCACAACTGTCACAAGTGGTGAGAGCTTACCCAATTGGCTATCTGTGCCTGACCCAAAACCCATGAGGTTATCTAAGTCTGCAAAAGAACTATTGCACTTGGAATATGAGCAAATCTTTGAACGTGTGGTCGAAGATATTTACCGTGGTCGATCACTTCAATCCTTGATTAAGGATGACCACCGAGCTATCTCGTATGAAGATTTCCTGCAATGGATTAAACGTGAGCCGCAACGCTACGAACGATTCAAGGAAGCGCAAGAGATGCGTACTGAATTCATTGCAAGCGAAATCTTGGAGATTTCCGATGGTATAGATTCAATTGACCCAACATCCAACGATACGGTTAATCGGGACAAGCTGCGGATTGATACACGCAAGTGGTTAATGAGTGCGCACAATAAGAAACGCTATGGTGAGGTTAAGCAGGTTGAGATTGGTGGGTCTATCAGCATTACCGAAGCGTTACAACAGGCACAGATGCGATTGATTGAAGCTGAGGTAATGGACGTGACACCAAGATTGGAGAACGACTGATGATTTTAAACCAAGGTAAAGTGGCTGGTGGATTGGTGGATGACATCTTTGAAGTTGTTCACCGTTATGATGAGTCGTTGTACATGGCTACCGTTATTGGTGTGCTTGAATTGGTCAAACAACAACTGATCATGGACTCGATTGAGTCAGAGGAAGAATGATGCAGAAGATTCGATACTCACCGGAAGATGAACAGTTGCTAATGAGTCAACTATGGTCGCCACAGTTGAAGGATGACCCTGAAGCGTTTGTACTGTTTGCGTTTCCTTGGGGGCAGAAGAATACACCCTTGGAGCACTTCAAGTCACCTCGGAAGTGGCAAAGGGAGGTGTTGCGTGAAATTCGGGAGTTTATTAAAACTAACCGCAACAACATTAGCAACGATCAGTTGATAGATGCAATGCGCCAGGCTACGTCTTCTGGTCGTGGTGTGGGGAAGTCAGCACTGGTGTCGTGGTTGATTGTATGGATGCTGACTACGCGCATAGGTAGTTCGGTAATTGTGAGTGCAAACAGTGAAACGCAGTTGCGCAAGGTTACATGGGGTGAGTTGACCAAGTGGGTAACGATGGGCATTAATGCGCACTGGTGGGAACCAACGGCTACAAGCCTAAACCCTGCACAGTGGCTAACTGAACTGGTACAGCGTGATCTGCGCAAGGGTACTCGGTACTGGGGTGCAGAGGGTAAGCTATGGAGTGAGGAAACGCCAGATGCGTATGCGGGTGTGCACAACATGGATGGCATGATGGTGGTGTTTGACGAAGCTAGCGGCATACCGGATAGCATATGGTCGGTTGCAGCGGGGTTCTTTACAGAGAACATACTGGATAGGTACTGGTTAGCGTTTAGCAATGGTCGGCGTAACACAGGGTACTTTTACGAAGCGGTAGATGGTTCTAAACGAGACTTCTGGCGTAGTCGTAAGATTGACGCTAGGGACGTAGAGGGTACCGATAAAGCCATTTATCAGCAGATTATTAATGAGTATGGTGAAGATTCGGACGAAGCGCGGGTTGAGGTCTATGGGGACTTTCCGAAGTCAGGACAAGATCAGTTTATTGCACCAAGCGTGGTAGATGATGCGATGAAACGGGTTAAGTACAAGGACATGACTGCACCAATAGTTATCGGTGTTGACCCCGCGCGCGGGGGTATGGACAGTACCGTGATTGCGGTACGTCAGGGTCGGGACATCATTGCCATAAAACGGTTTAAGGGTGACGACACCATGACCACGGTAGGTAATGTGATTGATGCCATTATGGAATATCAACCAGTGTTAACCGTAATTGATGAAGGTGGTCTAGGTTACGGGGTGCTTGACAGGTTAACTGAGCAGAAGTATAAAGTGCGGGGGGTTAACTTTGGCTGGAAAGCAAAGAACCCGATAATGTGGGGTAATAAACGCGCTGAGATGTGGGGTGCGATGCGGGACTGGCTGA